GCCTTGCGCGCACGCCCGCGAAATTGACGGATTAAGCCATGCGCGGACGCAAACCCACCCCCACCGCGATCAAACGCCTGACCGGCAACCCCGGCAAACGGGGCTTAAATCGGGCTGAGCCCACCCTGCCGCCGGCAGCGCCCACTGCCCCGCGCCACCTGTCCCCGGCTGCGAAAAAAGTCTGGAAACGGATTGCGCCGCAGTTGGCAGCCGCCCGCGTGCTGGCAGATGTGGATACCAACGCCCTGGCGCTGTACTGCACCAGCTATGCACGCTGGCTGGAAGCCGAGACCGCCCTGCAAACCGACGGGCTGACGGTGGAAACCAAACACGGACCAGCGCCCCACCCCATGCTGCGCATTTCCCGCCTGGCGTGGGATCAGGTGGTCAAACTCTCCGGGGAATTTGGCATCACCCCCAGCGCGCGCACCCGCCTGAAGATTGACCCCGGCGACGCTGGCGAGAAATCGCTGGCGGAGCAGTTGTTTGAGACCCTGGAGCAGAGCCGTGGCTGAGGTGTACACGTTTGACGAGCGCGCCGCTGACCTGGCGTGCGCATTTTTTGAAAAAGCCCTGGTTCATAGCAAAGGCGAGTGGGCTGGGCAGCCGTTCCGGCTGGAGAACTGGCAGCGGACGATTGTCCGGGATGTGTTTGGCTGGAAACGGGCGGACGGCACCCGCCGCTACCGCACGGTGTATATCGAGATCCCCCGCAAAAACGGCAAATCCACCCTGGCCAGCGGGCTGGGCCTGCTGCTGCTGTACCTGGATAACGAGCCAGGCGCAGAGATTTACTCGGCTGCAGCGGACCGGGAGCAGGCGGCAATCGTGTTTTCGGAAGCCAAAAACATGGTCAACGCCAGCGCGCAGCTCAGCAAGCGGGCGCAAGTGATGAAAAATGCCATCTTTTTGCCGCAGGAGTTGAGCGTGTACCGCGTGCTCAGCTCAGATGCGTACACCAAACATGGGCTCAATGCCCATGGCATCATATTTGACGAGCTGCACGCGCAGCCCGACCGGGAACTGCTGGACGTGCTGGCCACATCCACCGGCGCCCGCCGGCAGCCGCTCACCATCATGATCACCACTGCCGGGTATGACCGGTTATCCGTGTGCTGGGAGCAGCACGAGTACGCCCGGCAAGTGCGGGACGGCATTATCCAGGATGACACGTTTTACAGCGCGATCTATGCCGCTGACGAGACGGACGAATGGCTGGACGAGCAGGTCTGGTATAAAGCCAACCCGGGACTCGGCGCGACGGTGAAAATCGAGTACCTGCGTGAGCAGGCAGTCAAAGCAAAAAACACGCCGGCGTATCAAAACACGTTCCGGCGGCTGCACCTGAACCAGTGGACGCAGCAGGAATCCCGCTGGATGGACATGCACGAATGGGACGCCTGCGGCGAGACCAGCGTGAGCGCCAAGCTGATGGAAGGCGCGGCCTGCTACGGCGGGCTGGACATGGCGAGCACGTATGACGTGGCGGCGTTTGTGCTGGATTTCCCCTCGGACGACGAGCGGGAACTGCACACCTGGCTGCCGTTTTTCTGGCTCCCGGAAGAAAACCTGGTCGAGCGCTCCACGCGGGACCGGGTGCCCTACGACGCCTGGGCGCGGGATGGGCTGATCCGGGTGACGCCGGGCAACGTGATTGACTACGGGCGCATTGTCACCGACATTGCCGACCTGGCCGAGGTGTACAACATCCGGGAGATTGCCTTCGACCGCTGGGGAGCGTATCAAATCACCCAGCAGCTCGAGGGGCTGGGTCTGACCATGGTGGGTTTTGGGCAGGGGTTTGCCAGCATGAGCACCCCCACCCGTGAGCTGATGCGCCTGGTGCTGGACCGCAAACTGCGGCACGGCGCCCATCCGATTCTGCGCTGGATGGCAGATAACCTGGTTGTCCAGCAGGATGCGGCGGGCAACATCAAACCGGCGAAAAACAAAAGCCGGGAAAAAATAGACGGCATGGTGGCCGGCATCATGGCGCTCGACCGCGCCAGCCGCCACCTGAACGCTGGCTCGATCTACAACGAGCGAGGAGTGATGAGCCTGTGAGCATTGTGCGTGACCTGATTAACTGGCTGGCGGAGTTTGACGCCCCGGCCGTGGACGAGCGCAGCGTAGACCTGACCAAACCCGACGACTGGCTGCTGGAATATTTGGGCGGCGGCACGGCGTCTGCGGGCATCAGCGTCACGCAGGAGACGGCGCTGACGCACATGGGCGTGTTTGCGGCGGTGCGCATCCTGGCGGAATCGCTGGCCAGCCTGCCGCTGCACCTGTACCAGCGGGCGCCCGATGGCAGCCGGGGCGTTGCGTATCAGCACGCGCTGTATCCGCTGCTCCACAGCCAGCCCAACGGCGAGATGACCGCCTACAATTTCCGCGAAACGCTCATGGGGCACCTGGCCCTGCATGGCAACTGCTATGCAGAGATTGAGTATGACGCCTCCGGCCGGGCCGTGGCGCTGTGGCCGCTGAACGTGGAGAAAATGCGGGAAATCGCCCGCGATGACCAGGGGCGACTGGTGTATGTGTACGAACTGCCAGACCGGTTTGATAACCGGCTGGTCAGCCTGCCCATGGAGCGCGTGATGCACGTGCGCGGACTGGGCGGCAACGGGCTGATTGGTTTTAGCCCGCTCCGGCTGGCGCGTAATGCGATCGGTCTGGCGCTGGTGGCGGAAAACTATGGCGCCAAGCTATTTAAAAACGGGGCAATCCCCAAGGTGGTGCTAAAACACCCCGGCACCCTGAAAAAAGACGCTGCCCAACGCCTTAAATCCAGTTGGATGGAGATGCACGGCGGGCTGGAAAATGCCCACCGGGTGGCTGTGCTGGAAGAAGGCATGGACATTGAGACGGTGGGCATTCCCCCGGAAGACGCTCAGTTTTTGCAAACTCGCAAATTCCAACTGGCGGATATTGCCCGGATGTTCCGGGTCCCGCCGCACATGCTGGCCGACCTGGACCGGGCGACGTTTAGCAACATCGAGCACCAGGGCATTGAGTTTGTGCAGCATACGCTGCGCCCGTGGCTCGTGAACTGGGAGCAGGAGATCAGCCGCAGCCTGCTGCTCAGCCGGGAGCGCAGCACATACTACGCCGAGTTTGCGGTGGATGGGCTGCTGCGCGGCGATATGCAGAGCCGGTACACGGCATACAGTATCGGGCGGCAAAACGGCTGGCTGAGCGCCAACGACATCCGCCGGTACGAAAATCTCAACCCGATTCCGGGGGGGGATGTGTACCTGGTGCCGCTCAACATGGTCCCGGCGGACAGCCTGACGGCCGCCCAGCCCACCCGGCATCTGCCGGCAGCGGGCGAGAATCGGGCGAGAATCGAACGCCGGGCGGCAAACACCCGGCACAAATTATCGGTTGCCCAGCGCCAGGCGTTTGCGGCCGACATTGCCCGCATCATCCGGCGGGAGCGCAGCGACATCAAAGCGGCGGCCGCACGGCTGCTGCCCAAACGCGAGTACAGCGAGTTTGAGACCTGGCTCAGCGAGTTTTACGAGTCGCACGCCACCTGGGCAGCGGAGCAGATGGAGCCGGGCATGAGCAGCTATGCCAATCAGGTGAGCGCGCTGGTGGAGGACGAGATCAACGCGGCCAGCGACAGCGAAATGCTGACACAGTTTGTCCGGGCATACGCCCGGGCATTTGGCACCCGCACCGCCACCCGGCATTACAGTTGGGTGAAAGACCGCTACGAGCGCGCCCTGGCGGGCGATGAAGACCCGCAGGATGCCGTTGGCGAACTGCTGGACGGCTGGGTAGATACGCTGCCAGCGGGCATGGCGCAGGAAGAATCCAACCGGGAAAATAACGCGGTGGCCAAACACCTGTATGTGCTGGGCGGCATCCAGCGGATCCGCTCGGTGGCGTTTGGCTCCGAAAACTGCCCGTACTGCCGGAATCTGGACGGCGTGATCGTGGGCATCACTGAAAACTTTTTGAGCGCCGGGCAGGAGTTCGAGCCGGAGGGGGCAGACGCCCCGCTGACCGTGGACTCTGACCGGGGGCACGCCCCGTACCACCGGGGCTGCGACTGCATGAATATGGCTGTATTGGCATAGGAGAATTGCATGACACTACCATCCCCCAACACCACGACCCGCAGCATTGAGCGCCGCACCATCAGCGCCGATGTGGCGTTCCGCGCCGACGCGGAGCAGCCCCGTGTCCTGACTGGCTATGCCGCGGTGTTTGACACGCCGGCAGACATTGGCGGGCTGTTCCGCGAGTACATTGCCCGCGGGGCATTTGCCCAGAGCATTCTGGAGGACGACATCCGGGCGGTGTTTAACCATGACCCGAACTACGTCATTGGCCGGAATCGGGCTGGCACGCTCACCCTCGCGGAAGACGAGGTGGGGCTGCTCGTCCGGGCAGAGATGCCGGACGTCAATTGGGCACAGGACCTGGCATACAGCATCCAGCGCGGGGACATCAACCAGATGTCATTTGCGTTTGTGGTGCTGAAAGACAGCTGGGAGCGGAAAAAACTGGACAACGGGGATGAGCAGTACATCCGCACGCTGATGCGGGTCATGCTGTATGACGTGAGCGTGGTCACGTACCCCGCGTACGAAGAGACGAGCGCGCAGGTGCGCGCCGCATTGGATCGGTATATCACTGGCAGCGGGCAGGCGCCCGTCCTGCCAGACCAACACGCCCAGGCGCAGGCGCGCCGGGCACATCGTGTCCGTAAACTTAATCTCTACCAACTAGGAGCAAAAATCTCATGAATACCAACAACAACCCGCGCGAACTGCGCGACCGCCGCGCTGCTGTCCTGCAGCAGGCATCTGACCTGGTGCGGTCCGCCGAAGACGCTGACCGTGACCTGAACACCGATGAGCAGACTCGGTATGACGACCTGCTGAACCAGGCTGCCAGCTTGGAAGTGCGCGCCGCCCGCCTGGAGCAAATCCCGGCTGGGCAGACTGTCCCGGCCACCCGCCAGGCGCCGGCGATGAACCGCATCCCCCTGGGCGACAACGAAGCCCGCGCCATGGCGCATTATTTGCGCACCGGCGATGCCGGCGGGCTGCGCGAGCTGCGCGCGTCCAACAACACCGACATGAACGTGGGCACGTCCGCCGATGGCGGTTACACCGTGCCCACGGGGCACCACCAGGGCATCATTGCCCGGCGCGACGAGTCCATGCTGGCGCGCAAGCTGGGTGTGCGCAACATCCCCGGCAAGGGCACGACTGTGAATGTGCCGCTGGACAGCGAGGCGGACGGCGAGTTCGTGAGCGCGGCGGAAGCCAACGCGTATGACCGTGACGCCCCGGCGCTGGGCCAGAAAGCGATGACCCTGGTCAAGTACACCAAGAAAGTCGAGTTGTCTGTCGAACTGTTAGAGGACGAGGACAGCCGGCTGATGGATTTCCTGAACGATTACGTGGGACGCGGCATGGCGAAAACCCACAACAGCCTGCTGCTCACCGAAGTCGCTGCCAACGGCACGGCGCTCAAAACCTATGCCAGCGCCACTGCCGTTGCCGTGGGCGAGCCGGAAGACATTGTGTACCAGGATGACCTGGTAGATTACCTGGACGACACCATGAGCGTGGCCTGGGTGATGCGCGGCAGCACCTATGGCAACATCGTGAGCCTGGCTGGCAACAGCCGGCACTATGCGCTGCAGGAAGCGGGCAGCAGCACCTCGCCGCGGGCGCTCTTGGGCTACCCGGTGCATTACAGCAACAAAGCTGCGGCAACCGCAGCCAGCGCCAAAGACGCGTACTTCGGCAACTGGAATTTCGTGGGGCTGCGCGAGGCGCCGGAGTTCACCGTGCTGCGCGACCCCTACACGAACGCCCACCTGGGTCAAATCCGCCTGCTGTATATGTTCCGCGCAGTGTATGGCGTGCTCCAGGCTGAGGCTATCGGCTACGGCGTGCACCCGTCGGCGTAACCTGATATGACGACTGTGACTGTGGCAACGCTCCAACCCGTTGCGCTCAATGGCAGTGTGTACCCAGCGGGCGCCCAGGTCGTGATTGATATGCACGACCTGGAGCGTCTGGAAAATGCTGGTTTGGTGGCGCGCCCGGAATCGGCCTGGCCCGACCGGGAGCGCCTGCCGAAATCCCACGTGGGACAACCCGTGCACGATGTACTGATTGCCACCCCAGTGCTCCGGTTGGAGCCTGCCACAGTCCAGGCGTTGATGATGTTGGAGTGGGATGGACCGCTGTCCATGCTGCTCCAGCGGGATAACCCCACCGCCAGCGGGCGGCACAATCACCTGCACCAATATCAGCGGATCCGCCAGCATTTCCTGGCGGGCCCGTATGATGCCCTGCTGGTGGTGGAGAGCGACATCATTCCCCCGGCCGATGCGCTGCGCAAACTGGCAGCCGTCCAGGCTGATGCGGCGTATGGCGTGTACCGGTTCCGCGAGAGCGATGTGATTAACATTTTCGAGCGGTACCCGGGCGCAGAGACGCCCCGGAACGTAGGGCAGAGCCTGAGCATCAAACCGGCGCTCAAAAAGCGCGCGGTCCAGCGCCAGGTGTGGCCCTGCAGCGGCGGCGGTTTGGGAATCGTGCTGCTGCGCCGGCCTGTGCTGGAGCGGATTGATTTCCGGCTGGAAGAGACGGCGCACTGCGATA